GCTCTGTATGGGCAGCTATACCCCCTTAACGTGGATTTCGTCCTAACTTACCTGCCTGATAAGCAGCAGCACCAAAGTAAGCTGCAATCAAACCTGACAAAGCTAGATAAGCCATCTCCATGACATTGTTATTACCATAACGATCTGGATCAGCTACAATACATACAGTCATAGCAAACAACATTCCCATAACTAACCAAGCCATACGTCTTCTATTTGTTTGATATACAGATTTATCTGGTATCATATCTTTTTTATCTTCTTCATACATCATCTCACCCACCATTGTTACTCCTTATATATTAAGATAAATAAGTGCTCCTATTGCTGCTAATAAAGCAAAGAACATAAAAGCTAAAAATACTACAAATATATTTTTCATTTTATTCAACCTATTAGCACGTTTTTTTGCCATGTCTTCTTTTGCTTTTTTTAATTCTAATCTTGCTTCTCTTTCATACTGAAGAAATAAATTCCAACTACCCGGAGTTCCATATAATTGTAGAAACTCTCTCAGTTCTTCTCTCTGTTTTTGAATTTTCTGTACACTTATAAGTCTTTCCATAGCAGATGCTGATGTACTACTACCCATAAGTTTCTGTTTATTATTCTCTTCATGTACTTGTGAACATCCTGTGGCCCAATCAGTTAATTGTTTTGCACAATCATTAACAGATCTACCATTTTCTAGAAGTTGTTTAACTTCTTTAAATGCTTTATTGGCAAGAGCTATACCACTAATTATAGTTACTGGATCTACCACCTTTGCCCCCTCTATGCTAAAATTTCTACCGTACTACTGTCCTTATTTATTTCTACTAATTGTCCATATCTATCGTATATTGTAAATGAAGACTCAGATACTTTAGTAACTGGTCCATTCATTTCATACTCACGAGTGACATGTGTTATATCACCACCACCTTTATTAATAGTATATCTAACATATGTCTCTATTGGAGCTACACTACCAGACATAGGTGTAGAATATACAGGTTCAGTCATTACTTATAGCTCCATACCGTAGGTCTAGGTGTACGATCTGAATCATCTAGATCATCTATATGAATAAATCTTTTATTGTATGCTCCTCTTTGAGCTATACCTATACCTGTAAAGCCATGCTCTATTGCTAGTTTAATAAGATCGTATGCATCTGATCCTACTACAGCTACATCTACTGCACGACCTTGTACATGTGCTGAATTAGGAGAGCCACCTATTGCACTATTATGTGCTTGACTTCTATATCCTGACGTAATAACCATTGGTCTATTATAACATTCACGAAGACACTCTAGTTTCTCCATAAATTTTTCATCCATCTCACATTCATCTGTACCTTTACATCTCATTTCTTTTTTTGTAAAGTAAACCCAATGTGTTGACATATTATTTGCTCATCCTTTCTATCATATTATCTAATTTATTTTCTAACTTATCAAAACGATCCATTAGTTTTTCCATGTCTCGTTCTACATCATCTCTACGTGCATATTCTTTAGCAAACTCTTCTCTAGTCTTACTAATTAATATACGTGCATCATCTAGTTTTGTATTAACACCACGTATCCACCATACTACAGCACCAGCAAAGCCACTAAGTATAAGATTCCATATCATTGCACTCTCTGGCATTACTCTTCTCCAATTATTAAATCAGGTGGATCTAATCTTAAATCTCTACCACGATAAAATTTTTCTACATCTAATAAACTTCTTCTTAAAGTATTTATTTCTCCAGAAAAATTTCTATTAGTTTTATTTCTAAGATTATTTAATAAATCTCCAAAATATTTTGAATCTTGACTTATTTGTTTTATAGCATATCTACCACTAAATATTGAACCTAATTCTTTTTTAGAAGGTATTGCTCTACCTAAATCAATATTATTATTAAATAATCTTAAAGCTTTACCTTTAGGTAAAAAATATCTAAGATCAGTATATAATTTAGAAAGACCTTGTTGAAAAGCATACTGATCTTTTTGAGCTTCATCATAATCTTTTAAGATAGGAGCTAAATCATAAACTGCGGTTGGATCATTTAATTTATTTTTTAAACCTCTATTAAAATCAGACCAATTACTATTAGCATTATTACTTAATTGTCTTAATGCAAAACCAGTGGCTTTAGTTAAATCTATTTTCTCTTCTTTAAGTCCGGGTAATGCAATACCATTCATATCTAAAAGATCAACAATACCTTCTGCTCTTTGAGGAGTTTCTCCATAGTATCGAGGATTTAAAAACTTATCTATATCATAAAGAGAACTATCTTTATTATCTAATGCACCAGAATCTATAACCATATCTCTTGCAAGTTTTATAAATCCGGGTTCAATAGCTTTTACAGTAGTACGTAAAAGATCTACATCACCAGTTTTTATATAACCTAATAAACCTTGTGCTCCATCTAATGCAAGTGATTGACTAACAAAAGGATCAAGAAGTTTTATTCCAGCATCAAGCATTGCTTTATCTAAATCTTTAGATACATCTTCTCCTCTAGATGCTTTTAATATAAAAGGAGCTACAAGACTAGCTAGATGAGAATCTGCATTAAGATAACTTAAATCTCTTATATAAGGATTACCATCTTTATCTACTCTAGTTACAACAATAGCATTATCTCTTTGATACTCTGGTAGTATGTATTGTCTTAAATTTTCTAATACTTCAGATGTTCCAAATAGTTCATTAAAACCTAAAGCAGCACTATACACTGCTCCTTGGGCTGCATTAAATTGTAGTAATCTTGCTGCCGCAGATTTTTGTAACTCTTTGTTATTTGTTTCAAATCCTAAGTTTAAATCATCAGCAGCAGTTTTAAATAACTGATAAGTGTTTCTTAAACGCTCTGCTGGATACGCAGTAAACGTACCAATAATAGGCAATGCTCTTATTTTTTCTAATATTATAGGAATACGATCATATATAGGAGTTAAGTTTGCTGTTCTTATTGCTGCTCTTTCTTTAATATAATCTTCTTTTGTTACTGGCCCATCTATATTATATTCACGTTTAAAGTTTGTCAGTAATTCATTTTGTTTTTCAGGTGTAAATGCATCAAATATTTTATCTTCTTTTATTTTTTCATTTTTATAGACTCCAAACTTAAATATATCATCGTTAGCTTGATAAATTTCTCTTGCTTTTTTTCCGGGTTTACCTAAGAACAATAATTTAGAAGCTATACTTCTATCACCTGTAGTATCTGCAATATCCTGTATTCTGTTTACTGCTTGATTTAAATCAATATTAGAACCTTGTAAACCTTGTTGTTGAAACTCAGTCCACTCTTTTACAAATTTTTCTGATTTTTCTTTATTAGTTAAATTATTATAAGATTTAATACCACCAGCTTTAATACCATCATATATGCCTTTAATATTACCACTAGAGGCAGCATATCCCATTGCTCCAAGAAAGTTTCTTGCTTGAGCTAAAGGACTATAAACAGTTTTACCTGCTTTAGCAAAAGCTTGTGTTCCTAGAAAAGTTCTATAGGCTGCTCCAAAAGCAGTATTTTTATTATACCGATCTTTTAAAAATGGATTATCATCAAATAATTCTTTTAATTTACTAGCATGATCTTTTTCTATATAAATATCTTTTAAATCTTTTTCAATAAAATCTCTAGGTAATTGAAAAACAGATGTTGCTTTTTTACCGGGTTTAGAACTAGAACTATCTATAAGACGTACAACTTCTTTACCATCAAATTTTTGAAAAGCTTCTCCTGCACTTTTAGCACGTACACCTAAATTTTTATTAAGTGCATCAGCACCTATGTCTGAAGCTAGATTTGTTTTAGAGGCTGCTTCTGTTATACCATTTACACTATCTAATATACGAAAAGCTGGAGTATTATTATAACCAATTATTGTCTTTACCGAATCAGGTATATCACCCTCTGGTGCTTTTTTTTCATATGGACCTTTTAATGTTCTTTTTGCTCTAGAGGGTGTATATAATTCTTTTATTTTATCTAGTAATATTTTATTAGTTGCCTCTTCAGACATAGCTATATTACCATCTTTATCTAATATTTTATCAGCAATACTTTTGTATGTATCTTTATCCTTATTTAAGATAACTGTTGCTTTATAATCTTCAATTATATTAGGATTCTTTTCTAAAAACTTTTTAAAAGGTTCTCTTGTTAGTGCAAAGTATGAATCAGCTACGTTACGAGCATAGTTAGAATTATCTCCAAATATTTTTTCTCTAACTTTATTTGGTAATTTAGATTCAGAGGCATACTTAGTTGTCTCATCTATAAGACTTCTAAAGTTTGTAACCTGTTGATAAGTCTCAGGTGCATTTGTTCTTAATATATCTAATGCTTCAGCATCATTTTCTAAAGCTCTATTTTGAATATCAACATCAACACTTTCTTTTTCAGATGCTTTAGTAAATTGTTCCTGTATTTCAGAGGCTCTATCTGAGAATGGTTTAATCTCACCAGTTCTTCTTTCAGCTAAACGTCTAGTTGAGTCTTTAAGATTGGCAGTAGGTAAAAAGTTTCTAGCTAAAAAATTTGATGCAGTCTTAGCAGCTTCACTATTATCAATAAGTTTACCAACTGAATCTTTAACACCACCTATTGCTAAACTACCTGTCACACCAACAGCAGGAGATATAAGTCCCTCTGCTAAACCTTGTAAGGCAGCACGACCAAAATCTATACCACCTATATCTAAAATAGAATCTCTTTCTAAGCCTATATCTTTTTCAACATCTTGAGCAATAATACTTTGAGCAGCACCACCTGTTCCTGAAATACCTCCTTCAACAGCTAAACTGTATTGAACAGGTTTAGTTGTAAGAGCTTTTACTCTAGATTTAAGTGCTGACCTAACTCCTTGTTTTGCTAACTCTTTTGCTCCCATAACAGCAGCACCTCCAGAACCTAATGTAAAGGCTGAAGCAATAGCTGCTACAAGGTTAGTGGGATCAGTTGCACCAGCTAATAGATAATCTGCTAAAGCAGAACCTGCTGGTGCTCCACCTTCCTCAAAGAGAGTTGGCATTTGTTCTACTTGTTCTAGAGAATATCTTAATAATTGTTTACGATCTTCATCTAGATCTTTCATATCTTGACCAGTGTTATACGTAGAAAGTATATTAGTATCAAAATATCTTTTCTTAGTTAAGAAAGTATCTAGAATATCTTTAGGATCATAAGCAACATTTTCTCCTAATCCTTGTAAGACATGATATGTAGAATCAATAAAATCTTTATTTTCTAATAACCCATCATAAGTTATTTTAGGTTCAGACATTATAATATACCTTATTAATTAGACTAATCTTTAGGTGATGATTGTTTAACTGTTACTTTAGGCACTAAATTTTTTACTGATTGTGGGCTACCACCAATTCTGCTCATGCCAGAAAGACCTAGTCTATTTTGAATAAGAGGTTTTAATATTGAGTACATTTGAGGATATTTTTTAGCAAATGCTTCTAATGCCTTTTCACCACCCTGAGCTAAAATTGGTTCTAAATCTTTTATTATTTTTGCTGCATCTTTAGCATCTAGTAATCCTTTTCTACGAGCTTTAGCTAACTCTGCTCTAGCTTGTAATAAAGCTGATTGAGTTGTTATTGCTGTTGTTGTGTCAGCAACATCTTGTTTAGCTGCTGCTTCTTCTTTCTCAGAAATAACAACATCGGCTGCTGCTTTTCCTTTTATTGATTTACCTAAAAATGCATCAAGAGTTGGTAGGATTCCTCCTGTCTCTAAAGCTGCTTTTCTTGCAGCATCAAATGCTTCTGCTCTTTTAGCTGCTAAAATTTCTTCTTTTTGTTTTTTAATAGCCGCTTCTCTAACCTTTTTTCCTTTAGCTATAGCTTCTTTTTGTGCTTTTGCAGTTTCAATTAGAGATCCTAAACCAAGATCAAAAGTGTTTGTTTGTTTTTGATTATACAATACATTTTGTATAGGTGCAGAACCTCCTCCTGCCATCTCATCTTCTAATCCTTGTTCATCTATAAGTTGTTTTTGTCTATTTATAAGTTGAGATAAATTACCACCACCTAGAAATTTTCTAACTACAGGCAATCTAACTAATCCACCTACATTACCACCTGTTGCACCAATAGCAAATTTACTAGCATTTTTTGCTAAAGTAGGAAGTCCAAATCCATCTTTAGTACCACCACCGCCTAATCCATATAGTTGTAGTCCAGTAAGACCAGCACCAAGTAACTGACCAAACCTAGATCCTGCTGGACCAGTAGTGGTTTGTGTTGTATCAGGTTTTCTTAAAAATGGATTACCATAAACAAAACTAGAGTATTGAGCAAGAGCTTGTTTAGGAAATTCTTTTTCTTCTAAAAAGTCAGAAAAATCTTTATCTAATAATTTTTGATCTTCTACTCTTTCAGCCTGACCTAATCTTTCTAAAATACCAGCCTCAGTTACACCTACATTAAATTCATCTAAACCAAATTTTTGTAAATCAGCAGCCCTTTGTCTACCAAGCTCACCTGCTAAAGTAAACTGTCTTAATGCATCTTCATAAGCTTTTTGTGATCCTCTAGTCTGTATGTTTCCAAGACGTTCAGCCTGTGCGTCACCTAATAATGCAGCTTGTACACCAGCACGACTACCAAGACCAGACAATCCTCCAGCATCTATTGCTTGTTTTTCAAATGTTGGTAATATTCTCTGTTCAAAGTCCTCCATAGATTTTTGTTTATCAAGATCAACCACTGCTTGTTGGTAAGGACTCATAAATTTTTGAGCAGTCTCTGCTGTAAACTCAGTAGGTAATCCTCTTACTATTTCTTCAGCTTCTTTTCTTCTAGGATCTTGTATACCAACTAAACCTTTTTGTCTTTCAATAGCATCAAGTTCTAATTGATCACGAGGAGCAATAGTTTCTCCTGTATATGGTAAATAGGGATCTTTAATATCTTGAGCATATTGCTCTTGAGCTTCTTTTAAGACCTCTTTTACATAAGGTGCAATCTCTTCAGGTAACTTTGAGACTGTTCTTACAGTTGATGTAGGGCTTGTTTTAGTTCTACCAAATATTGCATCTAACATATTACTATCCTATCGCTGATCTTAATGAAGCTAATCCATTTATTTGCTCTGGTTGTTTAGTTGTACCAAAAGCTTTTTGTCTAATTTCTTTTACTACTTTATCCATTACATCTGCACCTGCATCTGCACTACCATTACCAAGAGCAGACATTGTATGTGCATCTACAATATATTCATCAGGACTTACAGCAAGAGTTGCTACCTTATTACCTTTTTCAACTATAGGCATTTGTACATTATCTTGCATACCATGTCCTTCACCGGGAACAGATCCACTACCAAAACTTATAGTCATTCCTTCTGTACCAGCCTTTGCTTGCATAGTAGGTTGTTGTTGCATACGCATCATAGCAAGTGTATCTAAAGAAGATCCAGAATCTAAAGCTCTTTTAACATTTTCTACACCAGCTATTCTATTTGGATCAGATGGCATAACACTCATAGATCTTTGACTTGGATCTTGTTGTAGCATTGGCATAGTTTGCTGCATACTACGAGTAACATCTTCTTGTGTTATAGGTTTGATAGCTTGTGATGTTTTTTCAAATTGTTCTGTTGTAACTCCTGCTCTTTTTAACAGGTTATCCATTGCAACAACACCAGCGGTATCTAGAATATCTTTAGGTATTGCCATCTGATCCACCTTTAAAATTATTATTCATCATACTATTATAATTTAGTTTCTTCATTTTCACAAATTCTTGTTTTTGATCAAGTCTATATCTATTAGGATCAATAGCTTGTCCAGTATTCATATTACCTAATAGAGTACTGTTATTAATAAAATTTATATAATCTGTTAATTTAGACATTAGTTTAAATTCTGCCATGAAGTTTCTGTACCAAGACTAACATATCCTTTAAATTTACCTGAACTTACAGAGTATGCTATGTCACCTTTTTGTGGCCTACCTATTTGAGTTACTGTTGTTACAGTAAACACAGTAGATGCTGCCGCATTATCTATATCTAAATCTCTTGCATCTAACTCTTGAACTAAAACATCTCCCCATGTTCTTACTTGGTTATACATATCCACCAAGTCTTCATTTGTTAGTGCAAAAGGTAAAATAGGATATGTTGCCATTATCTTTCACCATCACCTTGTAGTGCTATTCTTACTGATCCCCATCTCCAACTAGCATTATTTGATCCACAAGATACCCTAATTTTAGCTTGCCTTCCTCTAGCTCTTATATTAATTTTTTCTGTATTATCAAATATATTAAATTCTTTTTCTGTTTCTTCTGTACTTTCAGGATATTTCTTTGTTATAATTTTAAATTTAATTTGACCTCCTGATAAATCATAGTCAGGTATAATCTTATTCATAAACATAACTTGATTACCATCATCAATGTCAAAGTCACCAGACTCTACAAAAGATGTTAATGTTTCTCCACTACCTGTAAATACAGAGGGTGGTTCATTATTATAAATATTATTACCAGCTACACTTACACCAGTTGTTATTGTATTTCCAAATACAGAACGATCAGTGAACGTAGTAAAAATCATATCACCATATACCCAATATTTTTCTTCTGGATTATAGATAACATATTTATTACACTCTGTATTACCATTAGAAACATACAACCAAATAATTTCTCTAAACTCAGAATTAATACCACAATAAACTTTATCATAGTAAGATGTATTAAGATCATCAAATATAAATCTACGTACTGTGCAATCTAAAATTTGCACTGCACCAGCATGAACATAAAAATTATCATAACCCATCCAATATGTAGTACCATTATAATCTATAGCTGCATGTTGTCCTATTAATCCACAATTAGTTCCTACTTGTTGAAACTTAAATACAAAGTTACCACCAACAAACTGCATAAGCCAAAGAGCATTATCTGTCCAAATATTAATAGCATTTCTTGCACGAACAGCACCAACTATTCTAGTTCCATCTGTTAATACAACCTCACCAGCATCTGTAGCAGCAGTTGGATTCCATTCATTTCTATCATCTTGATCAGACCAACGAACAAGCATAGGATCAAATGCACCACTAACTGTAGCAGTAGCTTCAAATCTATTTGTACCAAGACATATAAGATGTCTATCATTAGGTGATACAATAATAGAGTTTGTACTTACAGGTGATGTTGTAACAGACGTTGCTCTTGTTGGTTCTGTACTTGCATCAGAATCATAATAAAATAATCCACCACCTTTTCTATTAGCTACAACATCATCACCCCAATTATCAAAACTCCATTGTGATATATCTAAAAATAAACCACTAGCACTAGCTGATGCAGGTTGATTCCATGCTCTTGTTTGTGAAGCACATACTGTAGCTTGATACTTAGCAGCACTATAACCTAAACCTGCGGCTGCAACAGAGTTACCTGTTGGTATATAATAATTAAATGTTGCACTTCCTACATCACTACCAGTTGCATTAGCGGCATTAGTTACAGTAATCGCAAAAACATTTGCACTTTCAATAGATACAATTTCATAAGTATTACCTTGCAAACTTACATTATTAAATGCTGCTGAAGATGTAAATAAAACATAATCTCCAACTGCTCTACCATGCCCTGCATCAGAACAACAAACTCTAGTAGAACCTGAACTTGTACCAAAACAGTTTGTTAATGTAGCTTTTTCTGTTATTGGTGTTACATCATATAACTCATCACCCTCATGAATATAAAGTTTTTCAGGTGTACCAAATATTGCAGTAGAAATATTATCAGCAGGTTTCCATGCTAGTAATGCTCTAGCTGATCCATCAAATGTTGCACCCTCTGCTCTTGTTTCATAGCCTCGCATATTTTCAGGTTTACCTTCACGAAACCTAACACGATTTCCATCAAACCATTTACCCTCTTCTGCATATTGGGTAGATTCTCTATGAAAACCCGGAGCTAGTTTAAATGTTTTTAACTCTGCCATATTAAATCTTAATAATATAGTTTAGAATAATTGTTGGTTGTACGTTATTATGTGCTGATCCACTACCAGTAGTGCTAATAATATTATTAGTATCTCCTGTGGTTGTCTGATAACCGGGAAATGAATCTTCTCTATCAGTTTGTTCAGTAACAAGACTAAATCTAGTATTAGTAAGACCGGGGTCAGAATTATAAAATTTAGTAGCACCATGAGTATGTGTAGCAAGTTGAGCAGTAGTTAGAACATGTGTCTCAGCACCACCAGTTGCAGCAAGTGTGTCACCATCAACACCACCTGTTAGTCCTGTTAATCTATCAGCACTTGATCCACCCATATCATCTTGACCAGCAACAACACGACCACGTAAATCAGGAAGATTAAAAGTAGATGATTCATCACCTGCACCATAAGTTGTGCTTATAACACCAAATAATGCAGAGTATGTAGAACGACTTACTGCTTGACCAGAACATAGTAAAAATCCAGTAGGAGCAGAAGAACCGCCAAAAGGTACAATCGCACCAGTAGGCATAGCAACAATACCAGTTAAATTAGAACCATCACCATGAAAAGCAGAGGCACAAACTTTAGCATTTGCTGCTTGTACATTAGCACCTGCTATTGTAACTGTACCACTAAAAGTAGATCCTCCACTTACTGCAAAATTACCACCTACTGCCATATCACTATTAGTAGATACCTGACCTTTAAATGTACCATTTCCTTCTACAGTTACAGTAGATTCAAATGTAGCTGCACCAGTTACAGTTAAAGAACTAAACTCTGTTGGAGCAACATTAAAAACACTTGTTCCATTAGTAATTACAAATTGATTTTCTGTTGGTCTTATTGTAACACCAGTATTACCAGCTACTTTTAATATAACATCTGCACCAGCAGAAGCATAAGATACAGAGTTACGTACTACATAACTTTTAGAATTATTAGGTATAAGAACATTAATTGTACTATGTGATCCACCAACACTTCCTTTAATTTCAAGAAATGCAGAACGAGCTTGATCACCACTACCTTGATTTTCTGTTAATGTAACAGTAGCTGTTGTTCCTACTGATATAGTTGTATAACCAGCAACTGCATCATCAACAAGACTTATAACACCATTATTAAGAACTTGTCCCCAACTATTAGGGTTGTCTCCATCACCTTGTTTATTAAGTCTTAGGTTAGTGGTAAAAGTACTAGACATTTTGTTATCCTTTTATTATTATGAATCTCTTTCTGACCTATTTTTATAATCTGAACGTCCTGTTACCAACGTAATAAAATCTGATTTATTAGATGGTATTGGGTCAGAAAAACTTGCATCATTCATTAATTTAACTGTCCACTCACTTTGAAAACGTGAGTAACAATTTTCAATTTTTTGTTCTACTGCATCTTTAATCCAATCTTCTGGACTAAGTAAATCATTTTTTAAAATCTTTTCATTTTCATCAGATACTGTGATGTTTAGTGTGATAGCCATAATATTTTCCTTTATCCTAAAAGCTCACCAGCAAATCTAGTAATTGAAGCTGTTTTAATATCTACCGTTTTATCTGTGCTACCTACAAACACTGCAATTCTAGCTGTATCTGTAGAATCCATGTCTGCAATTACTGTAGCATGAGCATGGAGATTTGTTCCAACATTTGCCATGTTTCTAGGATTATAAAAGAAATCATAATTCCTATTAGATGTTGTAAATCTTAATATACCAGAATTATGATTGGCAGTGAAACCATCCATAAATATTGCACAGTGTAAAAGATACCTACCAGTTACAGGTGCAGTAAATATTCCATTAGCAAAGTCACTATTCTTATCATAAATTTCTGTAAAAGAAGCTCCCAAACTAGGCTCAATAGTGAAGGTAGTTCCATCACCTGTTTTATTGTCAAGATCAGCAGCTAATACTGCTGAGAAAGCTGAGTTAAGTGGTTTTAAAACATGACCACTTGCATCAATACTTTGAACTTCTGATCCATCAATTTCAAAATTTATTTTACTTGAACCTGCTGCATTGTTAGGATCTGCCCGAACTGTAACTTTACCAGAAGCATCACTAAAAATTTGAGCATAGATAGTTGAACCACCATCACTATCTTCAAGTCTGATAACAGGATTTGATGACTTTATATGAAGGTCATTGCTAGGATCTACACCAATACCAACTTGACCTCCTACAGATACATCACTTTGTAAATGAGTAGCTCCTGCTACTGTAACTGTTCCACCTACAATCAATGCACCTGATACAGATACGTCATCTTCAAATTCAGATTTACCTGTAGCTAAGAATGTGCCACCTATAGATGTATTACCAGCTATATTAACTGCACCACTTACAGAAACAGCATCTTTAAATATAGCTGCACCAGCAACTGTAACAGTACTGTTAAGTTGAGAAGCACCACCTACAATTAATACTCCACTTACAGATACGTCATCTTCAAACTCTGCTTTGCCTGTAGCTAAGAATGTGCCACCTACAGATGTATTTCCTGTAATGTCTAGAGTAGAACCAAGACTTGTAGCTCCAGCTATTGTTACTGTAGATCCAAAGTTAGAAGCTCCTCCTACACTTAAAGTAGAAGCAAGTGAAACTGCACCACCTATTGTTGTTGTTCCACCTATATTAACATTACCACTTACTGAAACATTACCATCAAATGTAATATTACCTGTAGTAAATAATGTACCACCTACAGAAACATTACCTGCTACATCTATATTTCCAGAAACTGATACACTGTCTTCAAATATAGCTGCCCCTGCTACAGTTACAGTAGATCCTAAATGTGTTGCACCTCCTACACTTAATGTAGAAGCAAGACTAACTGCACCTGCAACTGTTACTGTATCACCAAAATTAGTAGCACCTCCTACACTTAATGTAGAAGCAAGACTAACTGCACCTGCAATAGTAGTAGTGCCTCCTATATTAACATTACCTGATACTGATACAGAATCTTTAAAAGTAGCTGCTCCTACTACTGTAACAGTGCTTGCAAAGTTAGTTGCTCCACCTACACTAAGAGTAGATGCAAGACTTACTGCACCAGCTACTGTTACCGTTCCTCCAATATTAACATTTCCACTTACTGAAACATCGTCTTCAAATTCAGCTTTGCCTGTAGTAATTAATGTTCCACCTACAGAAGTGTTACCAGTAATATCTAAAGTGCTTCCCAAACTCGTAGCACCAGCTATTGTAACAGTACTTGCAAAATTAGTAGCACCTGCTACACTAAGAGTGGATGCAAGACTCACTGCCCCTGCTATGGTAGTAGTACCACCTATATTAACATTACCACTAACAGATACATCATCATCAAAAGTAGCAGCACCAGTTGCTATAAATGTACCACCTATAGATGTATTACCACCTACATCTAAAGTGCTTCCTACTGATAATGCAGCAGACACTGCTAAACTACCACCAATTCTACCATCTGTAATAATAGAAGCAGCTATACCTGTAAGATTAGAACCATCTCCATGATATGCTGATGCACAAACTCTAGCGTTAGTAGCTTGAATATTTGTACCTGCAATAGTAACTGTGCCACCTACATTAAGATCACCACTTACAGAAACATCTCCACTAAATCCTGCATTACCTGTGCCTCTAAATGTGCCACCAACTGAAGCAGAGGTAGCTACATCTAATCTACCACTTACAGAAACATCATTATCAAATGTAGCTTTAGATGTAAATGTACTTGCACCTGCTACATTAAATGTACCACTAACAGATACATTATTATTAAATATAGCTGCACCCTCTACAGTTACTGTACTACCAAAGTTAGCTGCTCCTGATACAGATACATCATCTTTAAATACAGCTTTACCTTCTACAGTTACAGTAGAACCAAAGTTTGCTGCACCACCCACAGTAACAGTTGATTTTAAATGTGTAGCTCCTACTATAGTTGCGGTACTAGATACTTGCAATGTACCACCTACTACTGCATTACTAACTGATATATTACCTGCTATTACAGCAGTAACACCTGTTATATTTGAACCATCACCATAAAATGCAGAGGCACATACTCTATTATCTACATGAAGATTATTATCAAGAGAAACAGAACCAGCAACTCCTAAAGCACCACTAACTTGCACAGCATTAGTTGCAACTTTAAGTGCTGTATTAGTACCATCTCCTGTTTGTATAGGTTTAAGAGATGTGCTCACACCTTCATTACTAACAGCAGAACTTACAAGTATAAGCTGTTTATAAGTATTTGAAATAAGTCTTCCTGTTAAATCTGTCATATTAATTGCCAATACTGTTCTGTTGAATCATATGTACTTGCTGCTTGATCCCATGTTAAATTTCTTCCTGTATCATCTGGTCTTGGATTTAGTATAGAAGGATTGTCTCTAACATCAGGTACTTTATTTTGTGGATGATTTTTTAAATCGTATTGTCCTTCATAGTCTTCTGGACATACTAACATACCATAGCTATTCAATCTCATTTGACGATGTGGATAAACAAACCCACAAATGTCACACATAGCTAAAGCATTTTTAGTACTTGCCATTAAATATATCCTAACTTTGGAACTACATACATAGAAGCTCTCTGTCTATCTTCCTGCATAGCTCTTGCAAGAAGTTCTTCATAATTAAGTTTTAAAAATTGTATTCTATCTGCTGGAACTAATGGTCTTTTTATAGACATATAATAAGCTAAACCCATTGTTAAACATGGTAAAAATCTTTTAGGTACATCAGCATTTTGTATTGCTGATTTATTTACATCTTGTAATTCTTTTACTAATTCTAATTTAAGAACATCAGTTGAATTATCTGGTAGAGGCCACACACGTAAAACAGGATTGTCTCTTTCTCTACGAATAGAGTATTGATTAGGTCTACCTGTTTGTGTTTTATTTGGTATAAGTAAATATTCTTCTGAGCTAATTCTTTCTAATTGTAAATCTGTATCATCTCTATTAATAACAACCTCAAGAGCATCTACAGTAGAACTATCTAATGAATATGTAGCAGTGCTTGCTGTCACAGTTAAAGAAGAAACAGATGTACTCCAAAGCATTACACCACGATTCTGCCAATCTTTAAGCATAAGATTAATAGAACGTCTAGCAGATGCTGGCTCATTACCAAGCGTACTTTCACCACCAATCATCTCTGTAGCTTCTTGAATAACTTCATCTATATCTAGATTAAAGTTATATGTTCCTGACACTGCCATTATTTTTTAGTCCTTCTTCTTACGGCTTTCTTTCGCTTCTTGAAAGTCCTGACCATTGTGGGCTTGCCTTTTACTCCTTGTGCTTTCGCTCTCTTCCTTGCAACAGCACTCTTGATCTGACCTTTGGTCATGCGTTTCGCAGTAGCTCTTGGTACGCATTTTGGATACTTCCTTTTGCTAGTTTTAGTAGACTTACGACCACAGGCTTGGAACTTGCCCTTTTTCTTTGGAGCACCAATATCAACCCAATCACCCTTTGGGCCTTTTCCAAACCAGTCTTTTAGGCTCATGCGTAACCACCACCACGTTTCTTATAGGTTCTAACTAGCCAAGCATTTGCATATGCTGAAGGGTATACCTTGAACTTACGTTTAGCCTCTGACTTTACTCTTGCATAGAGACTAGGGTTAGTTGGTCTAGGTGATCCTTTTTTTCTTTTTGTTTTTGGCTTTGCTCTTTTGATTGCCATCTTTTAATACCTTCTTTGCTCGTTTAGCTATTTTTACAACTTCATTCTTACCCATTACTTTTGCACGTTGTTCCATAACTGTAAGTATTTGTATTTTACGTGCATAAGGTTTCTTAACTCGTTTAACTTTAGCTACAGTAGCTCTTGCGTCTGCTGGAGTAGCAAACTTTATACTGACTGTATCTTTTGGATTTTCATCAGTATAAAGTCTACGTCCAGAGCCTTTAGGTTTTTTACCTGTTCCTACTTTTGGATCTTTTCTTTTTACCATTACCTAAAACTTTCTTTAATGTTTTAGCTTGTCCTGCATGTAGTTTAGAGGCTTTTTTTAAACCTTTAATAACCTTTTTAACTTTAGCTCTATTTCCTGTTTTCATAGTTAACGCCTAGCTCGTCCACCGCCACGCCTACGAACTGCCCCACCACGACTACGTGTTTTAGTCATCATACGACCACCTCCTTTACGAGTACGTGTCTTGCTCATCATGCGGCCACCACCCATACGTCTAATTTTGCTTCTTCCTTTTGCCATTGGATTTCTCCTCCTTTGCATATAAGTTATTAAAAGTAATATTAGGATTCATATAACTATCATCTATTTCTGCTGAATGAATATACTGACTAGGTACAAAATCTGGTGCTCCTTCTCCAGTCTCCCATAAAGCAGGGTTTGTTACTCTCACTCTATTATTAGGTAATGCTACAATATTACCTGTAAATTCACCAGCATCTATCAACTCTAACACATGTGATTGTTTATGTTGTGCTGGATCATCAGATATATGACTATCAGTATAATCAACTGTAAACATATATCTACCTGTATAAAACTCTCCATTTATTTTACAAAGCCAAGGACTAGAAGATGTTCTATCCATAACTATTACACTGTGATTTCTAGCAGAACAATCCCAAGGTTGTACAAAATGTGTTGGCATTTGATTAGGCCATTCTTCTAATGGTGTATCAGCTACTAAAGCATTAATTGGCATCCTAGCCCACATTGCTCCACCAGATGTATTTTCTTTTTCATCACAACCTGTAAATACAATTTGAAAACTTAATGATCTGTCTGGTATTGTATTTACGGCTATTGCCATTGCATGTAAATATTCTCCGTGATATTGTTCATGATTATATGTAAACTCTTTACGCACCCAACATTTAAAATGAGGGATGTTTGATATTAAGTAGGACATTTTAGTTTAGCATCTCCATCTTCTTCTTGCTTGTCTCAAGCGGCTATTAGGATTCTTAGCTGCTTTTGGAAACTTCTTCATTTGCCCTGCTGACCTTGCACAGAAAGACTTACGCCTTGCTGCTCTTTTTGCTGTTCTAGGTTTTGATTCTGTTACGGCTGTCTTTAATTTAGAACCGGGATTCTTACGTCTATATGCGGCTACACCTTTAGCAGTCATACCTGCACCAGTTTTAGTAGGACGTTTATGACCACCTCCTATGGTCAATCCTTTCATACCTGTCCCTTTTCTTTTTCGTTTACGTACAGCCACTATATTGCCCTTGGTTGATAGTTATATGGATTACGTTCTATTACAGATCCACCTCGTTTTCTATTTTCTTCCTCTCTGCTTAAAGGTTTAGATGCTCTAAGTGGGGCTGCAAGCCCTACTTCTTTTAAAAGTCTAGAATAATCTGGATTACTAGGTTCTATTTTTGCAACAACTTGCATTGTATAAAATTGTGCTTTAGTCATTCCTTGTGGAGTTTTAAGTTTCGTATCTATTAGTTTTGGATATTTTTTTAACAAATCTTTTTCAACTTTTTCTGCTCTAATCTTTTTAGCTTTTCGTAAAGCTTTTTCAGTTTTAGCAAGTCTTTTTGGAACACGCTTAATACCATCTTTTTTCTTTAAAAAATCTATTGGTATAGGTGTAGAAACACTTATCATTCTATCTGCAAGTGGAGCTTTTAAAGAAAGTCTTGTATTTGTTAAAGGAATTTTAGCATTAAATAAATCATTTTCATCATTTACAAAAGAAACACCAGTACCATCTTTTTTTATAGCAGATATGTAATTAACTCCACCAAGTTCTAATGCATCCGATTTAATAGATTCCTCTACAATAGCTGGTTTACCTTTTAATACTTCTTTAGGATTTCTAACTCTAACATTATTTTTTTGTAATGCTTCTAAAAAATTTTCATTAGATTTTTTACCTGTAAATTTTTTTCCTTTAAATACATCATCTTTTAAATTAGTTGCACTACTTCCTCCAAATATTTTTTTCTTAAAAACAGCGTTGTCTAAATTACCAGCAGCTTGTGTATTAGTTCTACGAACAGTCATTCGATAATTTTTGTTTGGATTTACATTTTGAATTTTTTTAATTTCATTAAATACATCATTAAAATCTTTTTTACTCAATCCTGTAGTTTCACCACCTACTTCTTTTAAAATTTTTATATATTCATCAGGATTTAAATTACCAAAACCTACCTCATCTATACCTTCAATTCCTCTACGAAATTTAGAACGATCACCATATTGATCTCCAAAAAGAGTACTTTGTCTTCCTTGTCCTGTGCTTATTTTACCGGGTGATGGAGCTTTCTCTTCTAACTTTTCTAGTTTAATTTTTTTACCTAATTTTGTTTTAGCTAGTTTTGATTTAGCTAGTTTTGATAATAATGTATCTTTTTTTACACCTTTATTTTCTAATAATTCTTTTAAATTTTTTTGAGCAACTTTTTGATCAGCAACTGATATACCTTCTTCTTTAGATAATGCTCTTGCTTTTGGAGAATATCTAGCTTCTATAATATTAGCTAATCCTTTTGTGCCACCTTCTACTATGCCATATCCTTTTGCTACTGGATTACCACTATAAAAGTATCTAAGATAATTAGGTATTTGTGGCAAAGCTTGACCTGCTGCTGCTTTTAAACCAGCTTTAGTTACACCACCAGAAGGTACAAAAGGTAATAAACCAGCTAGAGCTAAACCTATATTTACTGCACTAGGATCTTCTTTAATAGCTATAGCATCAGCTACTAAACCAGCAATATCTCCAACAATAGGAATTGGTGCTGTTAAAAGAGCAATCTTATCTTGAGTAGGCATTTTATCATAAATATCTTCAAGTGTTTCTGAAAGACTTGAGCTTCTATCAACATCAGCAGGTAACGGCTGAATATCTCTTTCAACTGCTTTCATATATTTTCTTTACTATCTATCACATTATACCTTTACATAAGTATTTTTAAATTTCTTTACTAAAAATTCACACACATCAGCCCAATACTTTTTCCATTCTTTTGTACACTCTTTACAATTACAATTCATTTTAAAATTATAATCTCTTTTATGAGGTCTAAGTCCACTATAATCTATTTTAGAACTATCTACTTTATAAGCCATTATATAAGTTTATTTGAATAAGTAGCATTACCAAAACCTTTTACAGCTTGACCTACACCACGAACTTTACCTCCCATATTACGTTTTACTCTACCACCTGCTTTATACTCTTCTGGTTCTTCAAAAGCAGAATCACTGGTATCAAAAGTTACATTACCAAAAGGTGTTTTAACTAGACGTTTTTTACCTTCTAGTCCTTCTTTTCCTCTTAGTCCTACAGCACCTTTTACCATTTCACCAAAAGACATTGCTTTATCTTTTTTAGATTTTACATCAAAAGGATCTGAAGAAGATTGATTTGACGGTTTTGTTCCTGTTGGCATATCTGGTTTATAACTTTGAATTTTAGGTTTTCTTTTAGGAACAGGAGGTTTTCTTTTAGGAGCAGGAGGGGCTGCTTGTGCTTCTTTTTTCTTATCTCTTGCAGCAAAATATGCACCTCCAGCAACTAGAGGAGTTCCAAATAATATAGCTTTTTGAACTTTACTCATTCCAGTTGTAGCAGCATTTTGACTTTTATTTACTTTTTTTTGTGAAGTTTTTTTAATTTTAGATGCTGGTGGTTTCTTAGTTGTTGAAGTTTTTTTAACTTTAGGTGAAGTTTTATTTAATGCTCTTTTTGCTTTTTCTATCTGTCCAGCATCTTGACTTTTATCTACTTTTTTTTGTGGAGTTTTTTTAACTTTAGGTGGAGTTTTATTTTTAGCTCTATTCAGTGCAGAAAGTGATTGTTTATTTTTTGTTTTTGCTTTTTGTATAGCTTTTGCACCAGCTCCTTTTTGACTTCTTAGAGCTTTTAAAAGACCCTTACCAGCTACACCTAAACCTTTACTAATAGCAGCACCACCAACACCACCAACAACACTACTAGCAACTAACATACCAAATCGTTTTTCAAATGTTCTACGTGAGTCTCGATCTAATTTTGCAGTAGTATCTGCACCAATTTTTTGAGCTTCTGCTCTACTTTTACCTTCATTTAAAGCCTTAGTAGTAGCTCTTAGTCCTGCTTGAACAGCTCTCTTTTCTGCTGGTGTCCCTGTAAGACTACGTAAAGTTTGCCTTGTTTGATCTCTACTCATAATTAATTCTCTACTTTAAAAGATTTACCTTGAGTGTAGTCTTCATCCACAACTACATCTTGAGGTGGTCCTTTTACATCTGGACCTTTACGTGCAGCACCATAGCCTTGTCCAGTAGGTCTACCTACAATATCATCTAAATCATATGGACGTTTAATTAGTGTATGAGGTCCAATCATTTCTTTCTCCTCTTTTTCTTTCGTTTCTTTTTAGGTGGTTTAGTCACCTGTTGTTTAATACTTGATCTACTAATCATCATACATCATAGATACAATTTGACCACCAGTCATAGCAGAAACTATTCTACCACCCTTTTTTGCATATCCCATTTTATTAACTGTGTCTGGACTTTCTTTTTTTAAAGCTGCTAGTCCCGGTTGTGTTTCAGGATCAATAGGTTTTAAAGCTCCACCAGCTTGACGTTTTTTTATTAGTTTTGACATTACAACTCTCCTACGATGCTGTTGGTTGTATTGTATCTGGGCCACCAGCAGGTGATCCTGCAACAGCCATATCATCTTGTCTTGTTCTTCTAGCTTGATTACGTAATGCTTGAATTTGTATTACATACTGTGCTTCCCAAAACTGTAAATTATTCCAATCTTTATTAAACATTGTAGCTTCCATTAATGAAGCATAAAATAAAGCATTATAACAATATTCACTAAAATAATTAGTTGTTGTTACACTTGTTCCTGTAGCAGATGCTAGAGGTAATGGTTGAGATTGTGTTTGTATTTCTGTTGTAATAACAGATGATGGAGTTGGAACTATTTTTAATGTAAGATTATCTTTTCTAGAATAATATCGTGGTGTGCCAGTGGAAGCACTAACAGGCCAATAGTCCTTGACATATTCAAAAGTACGTGGTAATAAATTAGTAACAGTAGTTCCAGTGCTAACTATATAGTTTACATTACGAACTATACGTACACGATCATTAAGAGTTACTGCACCAGCATTACCAGCAGATACAGAAACATTTGTAAATTCATCTAATCCAAAATCATCAAGATCTTTTACAAGACGAAACTCTGCTCGTTGTATAAAACCAGTAATAGCACTGGTGAACTCAGTGCCATCATTTTCAGAAGTCTCTTGTATGTCTGATTTTAGTTGAGCAAAATTAGGCATGTTAACCTACATATAATGTAATAGTAGGAGCATTAACTCCTGATACAGAGACACTTACAATACCATGTATAGGAACACCCATATCACCTATGTACATATCATTTGAATCTGTAGCACCTACACGATAATGAATAGCATTACCTTTTGCTGTTTTATTTGTAATTTGTTTGCTACCTGATATTGCAATTTCACCTGCAACAGTAGAAAAAGTATGTATAGCAACAACACGATTAACTGTAGGTACAGGATTAGAACCAGTTCCATCACCACCTAATGTTACTGTTGGTGCATCTACAAATCTAAATCCTGTTATAATTGCACCGTCACTGCTTACGTTATGTGCTACTTTAATATTTGAAGCCATTTATATTCTCCATGTAATAAAGGAGGAGGTGACATAGTGCCACCCCCTCGCTCTTATTAAGAACCAGCACTTCCAAAGAAGCCACGCCAATCAGATACACCAAAGCTATATCGCTCTCGTGCCTTAAAGCGTAAGTTACCAGTATCAAAATCCGGCTCCATTTTTGTTTGAAGTGGAGAACGGACAAACATTTTTGTACCATTAGGCACATCAGTTTTAAAGAAGTACGAGTTTGTATCCGTAAATCTACGATTGATAAAGTAACCTTCTGGAATCATGCCCAAGTGACGAGTAGCGTTTATAGCATTCGTATTTGGGTTTGCACCAGCAGCACTCGTTTGAGTATTACCGGGGCTTGCCAAGATACGATCTGCAATCGCCCAAGTTTCAACAGGAACATGAAGTGAAATACAACTTGCACCTATAAGTATTCCACGATCATCTTTGATCTTTTGAATACTGGTAAGTGCTGTTTCAATAGTTGCTTCCGTAAGATCAGCCGCTGCAAGAAGGTTAGACTGATTACCATCAGAGATTGTGGGGTGTGCGGCAGAAAAGAACGCAGCACCATCACCAATGGTGTCAGAAAAACCGTTATTGAAAAGATTAGCAGCTTTCACTTGTTTGGTATTTGCCATTGCACGAGCAAGGCCACGAGCACGTAGTTTAGCAAAAGAATCATAAAGATTATCTTCCATTGCTTCTTCCGTGACTGCAAAAGCAAGAGCTACAGTCTCGTGTGTATAACGAGCCGTGAAGCTTTCTTGTGCATTGTCAAAACTGACAGTTGCACCTTCACCCTTTACAGGGGCAGTACCAAAACCAGTGAAGAGCACTTCCTCTTCAAAAGCACGATCTGAGTTTTCAGTTTCATAGAGAGGTGCGTGTTCATCGTTTACCTCTCCATACTCCATTCCGAATACAGCATTTAGACCCGGAAGGAGTTGTTTGCTAATACTAGCTCTATTAATAGCCATAATAAACCCTCCTTATTAAGCCGATGATGCCGTAGCAGTTACAAAACGATCACGGTGATGGTTCAACCAAACTTCAAGAATTGGTTTTGCATCATCGCTACCTTCATCTGGGAACTTAGCTCGTCCAATTGCACGAACAGCAGCAGCAGATTCAACACCAGATGCACCATCAAGGTAATAGCTGGATTGACCTGTTGTCGTGCTACCACTAGAAGCTGTTGAGCTAACGGTCACATTGTAGTTTTTAACAATTAGCAACTCAGCCGCAGAAACGGTAAGAGATGCTTGAATGTAATAAGTCTGATCAGGATCAGTTATTACAAAAAATTTAATGTCCGTGGCTGAAACCGTACCCGGCCAAAAACGTGAGAACTTTTGTTCTCCATTTTCAACATACTGACAACCCATGAAAACCCCTGAAGGTTTTAGAGTTGCAGCAATAAATGGTGATATAGTAGCAAAGTTAGCACCCGGTAAAACCACTGGATCACCAGTAAAGATTTTATTTGTGGGGCTACCTGTCATACCAGTTGAGGTAATCTCAATGGTATCTGTGACAGCTTCATTATTATAGTTACCACCTTTTTTACGAGCAGGAATGAAACCACGAAATGCTGCGGTACTAGACATGTTTCATTCTCCTTAATTAAATATAAAGACAGTCAGTCCTGAAAGGACGGTTGTCTGCCTTTGGTTGTAACAGAACGGCTAGTATTAGAAATAGGCATACGAGAATCAGAGCTTCGCATAAGTTGTGCATTAACTGCATCCATCATGTCATTAGCTTTGTTTTCGTAAAATTTCTGTCTAGCCTTTGCTTTTCCTGCTGGTATCTTAGCAAGAGCTAAGTCTCCACGACTTACTGTGCCTTGATACCTGCCACCCTCTTTCACGACAGAGGATAAAGCCATTTCAGGTACTTCTTCAGGATCAACAAAAACCCAACCTTCTTGTTGTTTTTTACCAACATTAATATAGTCGTCTTGACCTTGAAGGGAGACTCGTATCCAACGTAATGCCATTTGTTCTTGATCAAACCTCTGCTGTACAGCTTCAGGAATATCAAGAGCATTTGGCTCTTCAAAAGTCCATTCTTCTTCTCTCACTGAATTTTCTCTTTGACTTTTAGTCCGTGATTCATTTCGTGTCATATTTTCCTCCACGCTATCTTATATCTGTATATTCGCCATCAGCCTGAGTAACTTTCATTTTCTCAGCGGCATATTGTTCAAGTGGTATATTCCATCTATTAGCAAGTCTTACGTCTTCTTTTGAAAGTTTAACTTTTTTACTAGAGGTTGGAGATGAGCGTGAACTCCCCGATACCACTTGAGCAGGTTGCTTCGTGTTGTCCTGCACACGTTGCGAAGTTTGACCAAAAGCCGTTTCCAACCTCTTATCAATTTCTTCGTAAAATTCGTTACCATTAGGATCATATCCTTCATTCTTTAATTCTGCATCTAATGCTAATGCAGCAGCAGTCTTAATTGTATCTTTACCAAACCATTCATTTTCTTCAGCCCACTCTTGAGCTTTAGGATCTACAGTTTGAGCCTGTTGTTGCTGTTGAACTTGTGGTTGTACCTGTTCTTGTTCTTGTTGTTTAGCTTGTCTTTCAACTCTATTCTTCCAATTTTTTATAGCTTTTAATTCAGTCTTAGCTTCTAATAAAGCTTCTTGTGCAGCTAAAGATTTATCTTTATCTCCAGATTCAAAAGCTTCAAGATAAGACTGTCTAGCAAGTTCAACTGTTCTTTCTAAGTTTTGTTCATTAGTATTAATACTTGAGCTTGTAACTTGTACTAAATCATTAGACTTAGTTTTTAAACTATTTTGTAATTCCTCATTTTGTGCTAATAATTTTTCAATCTGTTCTTCACGTTCTTTACGTTGTCGTATAAGTTGTTTGATTCTTTTTTCAGCACCTTTAGTTTTAATACCTTCTAATTCTTTAGGTTCTTCTTTAACTTCTTCTTCTTCTTGAGGTGCAGCTTCTTCTTTTGGTTTTTCTTCTACAGCTTCAAGAACTTCTTCTTCTTCTTCACCTTCTACTTCAAATTCTATTTTATTTTCTTCTTCTTTAGATGGGACTTCTATTGTATCCCAACCTTCATTTTGATCACTCATTATTTTCTCCGTTAGTCACGATCTAAACGATTACGTTTTTTTTCTTTATACTATTATAACATATAAATACTAATCTCACAAATTAATCTGATCCTCTTGTTAAATTAAATGTAGGATCAAGATCTTTTGGATCAGGAACTCTCATACTAATTTGATCATCAAATAAAAGTATTAGACGAACACCTTTATAAAAAAGCTTTGTTCCAGTATGTTTTCCATAGCATACATAGTCTCCTACTTTACACCATGCTCCATTTGGAAACTTATCTTTTTCGCAATATGCTAGATCTCCTATTCCAATTACTTTACCAACTGTGGTAAGATATGACATGTCTTCCCTTGTAGAGTCAGGAATAAAAATACCACCTTTAGTTTTACTTTTTACTGAGGTTGGACGAACCAAGACATGATATCCCGGTAACTCAGGTAAAGGTGATGGATCAGGTTTTTCCTCTGGATCAGTAATCCATAAATCATTTTTTAATGCCCCACCCATTTGTACTTGTTGCATATTATTCGTCATCCTCCATATGTAGACGTTTTTTGTAAATTGAAGTTAAGTTATCTCTAGCCCATTGTATGCCAACAATAGAGCCAACAACTTGTCTGTAGTGTGAATAATCTTCAGCTATACCATTGCCAAGATTACTTTGAAGTTTATTTATTTCTTTATTAAACTCTAAAACTATTTCATCCCATATATCCATTATGGTTTAAGTGTTCCTTTCTCCTCACCTTTCCAAGAATAATCATCCCATTTATTAAGTGCTGAACGAATATTACGTCCACCAGTTACATCTTGAGCATATGCATCACCAAAACTTTTATCAGTTTCTTTAACATTCTCAGGATAGCCTTTACCTTTCTTCATCATTTCTTATCTCCATCATTTGTTGATTTGCTACTTTTAACATATTTTCAATAGCTGTTTGATCTATTTCTTTTTGATCTTCCATTTGTTTCTTTAACATCTCTGATATATATTTAGCTAAGTCTTTTCTTTTATCAAGATCTATTTTACTTTCTTCTATTTGTATTTTAGCTTGTAGCTCTGCTTCTTTAATTGCTTCTTTAGATTCTCTATTAAGTTGAGCTTGTTCTTCTTTAGTTTTACTTTGACCTGTAGCTTTTAACATATCTATAATTTGAGCAGTTTCTTTTATTTCAAGTTCTTTATTTTTAAGCTGTAATTCTGCTGCATCACTAGCTGTATCAGACTGTAACTTTTGTTTTTCAAGTTCTACTTTTGCTTGTTCAAGTGCTACAAGTTGTTGTTCTGGAGATTGAGCCATACCCATTGCTTGATTTGCACTGAGAACTTGTTGTGCAGCTTGAGCCATTACAACTTCTATTACAGAAGGATTCTGTGCTTGTTCTGGTGGAACTTGTTGCATCAACTGTTGTGTAACACCACTTACTTGCTCTTGATATTTCATAATAGAATGTTCTTGGATATTAGCTTGTAAGATTGGAGCAATACGTTCCATCACTGGATTAGCACCATTTTGAGGATCTTGTAGATATGCCATTTTTATTTGAATATGTGCATCATGATTCTGACCGGGAAATGCTGCAATAGGCACACCTTTAGTTGCTGCCATAATATCAGATACAGGATCAAGTTGTTGAGGCTCAATCTTTGGTGGAAGTATCTGATCTATGTTAGGCATATTAGCTGCATTTAATATTGTGCGATTAAGTGCTTCAAGATTAAACATTCCCGGTGGAGACTGTTGTGCCATCTGTAATGCCATATTAGCCATCATCATACGGTGAGCGTTAGATGGAATATTAGGATCAGATACAGGTAGAATATCTATACGACCATCGAAATCTTTTTTAAATACATTACGAGATTCATAAGGAATATCATAGGGATATTCTATTGGTAGATAATCAAAATCAATACGTGCTAATATTCTAAATTCATCTTTTTGTGTTTTATGTAATCTCTTATGTACCGCACTAAAGAATTTACTTGATGCTTCTAGTAGTGCCATAGTTGTCCCGACAGGTCCATAGGAGGCAGCATCAGAGATAACTTGCTCTGTGCTATCTGCAAACTTCTGACCAGCAGCAGTTACAAAATTCAACATCTGGAATAGAGTAGAGGAAGGCTCTTTGTAGGGGAGAGGAACAATAGCCTTTGATAAGTCTACACCAGTTGCTTCAACCTCCTTGAACTCACCGGGTGCTATAGGATCATTGTCACCAACCATCCTTACACCTTTAGCCTTAAATCCTCCCGGTAAATTAGCAAACTGTCCTGCATCTATTAGGGATCGCATTGCAGCAGTTGCTGACATGGTAAGATTACCAAGAAAATGTATAAGACCAAATCCGTAGAAACCAAAGCCGGGTACAAACCTATAGTGGACAAAATGATTTATTTTCTCCTTGTTTGTATCGTTCTCCTTATAGTTTCTACGAATACTTAGTACCTGTCGTGAATCTTTCTCAACAGTTACAATATATGGAAGAAGCTCATCCTCTTCTTCTATATCTAAATAACAATGTTGTTCTAATAGAACATATTGTGGATCATTATCAGAAGAAGGAGACAAACCAATAATAGTATCTATCTTCTCTCCAAAATTTGTAGTAGCTCCCATAGAAGGTTCTGGTAGATCAACATCTTCATAGACACCAGCCCTAATATCTCTTTGTATTTCTACAGGGCTACGATAAATTAAATGTGTGTATCTATCTGCATTACTAAGATCAGTAGCATAGTAAGATACATAAAACTGATCTATAGGTATAAACTCTGACTTAGGACGTTTAACTGTAGCATCGTAGTACATCTTTTTAAATGCAGAACCAATTAAAGGAAGATGGAACAACATTCTTTCAAACTCATCAAAGTATTCTGGCATCTGCTCAGTAAGTTGATAGTTCATAAAGTTCTGAACACGATTAGCTTGTAGTTCTTTTTCTGGAGTAGCTTGTCCTATAATCTGTGTCTTAACAGGACCGCTTGAAGGAAATAATTCAGTAGATGCTTTAGATTGAAACTTAACAGCAGATTCAATAAGAAGAGGATGTACTGCTGTACATGCACCTTCAAATGGTTCTGATCCTTGTTCTAGCTTTAATCCTAAAAGATCAAAGCCTCTTTCAAACATAGACTCCCACTCTTGTCTAGAATCTTTATCTGCTTCAAAGTTTTCAATAACAGTATTAGCTATATCAGCTAGATCTTCTTCATCTAACTCTTCTACTATATTACCAAACCATTCAGCAACAGAACCTTTAGCTTCCATCTCTGCATTTTCTGTGAAGTCTACAATAACACCACCATCATCTTCTACTTCAAAGGTAGCATTTAAATTATCTTCCATAGCAGCTTCAGGAACTACTTTTACATTTTCTTCTTGAGGTATCTGCTCAAGTGGATTTTGTTCTACAGCCATATTTTATTATTCCATTATTAATATTCTATTTCTTCAGGAAAAGCACTATCACGAGTATCCATAGTTAATGCTCCTCCAGTAATAGGATTATCTACTACTCTAAAACCACCCTCTAAATTTATTTTATTAAAAACTTCTTCAATAGCTTGTTTTGTAGATTTTCCTTCTTTTACTTTTTCTTCTACTTCTTCTTGTTGTTTTGTAGTTAAACTTTTAAAAGCTTCTCGTAAATCTATAGATGCTGTTGCATCACCTAAAATTGTTTTAGTAATTCCTTTTGCAAAAGGACTATCAAAAAAAGGTTGTTTTCTATCTAATAAATTTGTTCTTAAAGCACCACCGGGTAATTTAGAATCACCAATTAATATATCTCTTATTATACCTTGTGGTGTTAGAGATGTTAAGCCTGTATAAAAATCATAACTTAGTTTACCAAGATCCTTTATACCTTGACCTATTTGACCAAAGCCAGCTTGTAAACCTACAAGACCCGGTCCTCCATAAGAAAACATACCATCTCTATCAACATTAACTGTAACACCTTCTAGTCCTTCATCTCTTAATTGACTTTGTAATTGATCAGCTTGTATAGCATTAGATAAAGCTATTTCATTTTCTACTAAGTCAAAATATCCTGATTGTTGAAGTTCATTATAACCAAACTGATTATCTTTTTCATATCTATCTTCAAGAGATTCTTTTTGATCTTTTATATCTGATAGTACGTCCGATGATTTAAATAAATCAGCTTCTTTTTCTTCGTAATCTGGATCAACTCCTCCACCTGTTGATCTTTTAATTATAGGTGAATATTCTACATTTTTTTTATCATCTATAGGAGTAAAGTCTTCATAATCTATATCATAGTTATAAGCTAAATTACGTTCTTCATCACTAACTTTTTCACCAAGATAATCTTTAAATTTAATAAAATCTTTTCTAGCTTGTTCTTTAAAGTTTTCTAATCTTTTTTCTTCACTTGATGTTTCATCAGGACTAATTTGAGGTGCAGCATCCCCTTGACCTTCAACAGCCATCTCAAGTTGCTCACGTAATTTTTGAAGACTTGTTGCAGGAATACTTGTAACATCTGGTAAGTCATAATCAATAACACCGGGAATATATTCTCTTATCGGTCCCTCTTTAAATCTAGGAGCATCTCTATCAAAAGTAGATACTGCACTTTCATCATCGCCAAGACCAAATCTAGCAAAACTATATTTATTAAGAAGATCAGATATTAAAGAATCTTGACCATATTCTTTATAAAATGCTGCTGCTTCAGGTCCACCTACATTAAAATAATCTTCTTCAGTTAAGTAGTCTGGTCCTAACACTGGTAATAGTTTACGGAATCTTCGCATATCTACATTGCGATATCCCGGTAGTTTTCGTAGTGCCATAGAAATCCCCTAAATTTTACCTCTCTTATATTATATCATACTTTTTCTAGATTCGCAAATCATACATTCCAATAAGTTGCTCTTCTAGTTCTTTCACCATCTTCATATTCAGGATCGTCAGGATGTGTAAGATTCCATGAGTCTTTCATATAGTGTATAGCCATTGTTAAAGCATCTACCTGATCATCATGAGCAGCATTTGGAAACCTTATTAATTCTTCTACTAGATCATCTGCCCACTTCTTATTCATAGGTATCCATACTCTACCTGATTCCATCATAGGTGTAGATGCATATACTCTTGCAGTCTTATCTCTGTCTGGTGTATAATCTAAAACAGGTAGTCCAGCTCTACGCATATCTTGTATAAGTGATTGACCAGATGCTTTCTTTTCTATCATACAGACATCAGGCTTATGTTGGTTATACAGCTTCTGCGCCAGCCGCCTTAGTTCTGGATATTCAAACCTACCTTTAATATTACCAAGAAGTATCAAGTGTGGGGCATAGTCTTCATATCCTTGATCATCTTGATTATACATATAGAAGATACCCCACGTTTGTATTACACTATAATCAGCAGTGCTTGATGTAGAGAAAGCTGTATCATAAGTTTGTATTACAAAGTCACAGGTAGGTGGTTCATCATACTCCCAGTTTTTAAGCCATCGTTTTTTTATGAGGCCACCCTCTTCAGGTGTAGGATCTTGCATGTAAAGAGCGTTCCAATAACGAGAACCATTAGAAGCTTTAATTTCATTCTCATCTATTTTAAGTACGCTATCTGGTTTCCACTCTGGAAAATAACTAGATCCTATTGGAAGATCTAAAAGATCTGCTGCATCTTCATCTAACCATGCTGGTATCTTTACAACATCCCAAGGTATTGTTTCATAGTCAGACATATTTTCTTGTTGTTTTAAAAGCCAACCACAAAGATCATCATAATGATACCTTGTATTTATTATTACTATAGCTCCGTTAGGCATGATACGTGTTCTAAGTCCAGCAGGATACCATTCTTTTATAAATCTTCTACCTGCACTAGAGATAGCATCTTCTTCTGACATAGCATCATCTAAGATTGCTACATGTGCGCCTCGTCCAGCTATTTGTGAACGTACACCAGCAGCATAATACATTCCATTTTGGTTTGTCTTCCATTTACCTGCTGCTCTAACGTCACTTCGTAAAGACACACCACGAAATACCTTTTGGAACTCTTCTGTGTTTACTATATCACGCACTGATCTGCCAAAGTCACTAGCTAGTTGGTCACTATGTGAGATAGTTAGAAGTTCATGTTCAGGATTTCTACCTATATACCATGCAGGAAACAGTTTAGAGCAGACAACAGACTTAGAAGAACGTGGTGGTAGAAAAACCATCAGTCTTTTTATCTCTCCTGATTCTACTTGTTGTAGTTTATCAGAGATAACTTCTATGTGTTTACCCATCTTGAAGCCAGACACAAGACTAGGTGCTACTAATCTTACAAAAGACAAGAAGTCAGTATTACATTGTTGATTAACTTGCTGAGACAACAGCCCTTCAAGCTGTATATAAGACTCTATATAGTTATTATGTAGTTGTTCCATAGTAATATTCTTATTATTAATATTATAATTATAAAAAAAATATATCTTAGTAGTTAATTAGTAACTATTTAGTTACTCTATAGATATATTATACACTATTTATTATAAATCTACAATAGTAATATATAAAAAAATATACCTTAGTAGTTAAATAGTTACTAATTAGTACCGCACTGTGGTATTTTAGCAACAATGATAGATATCTTTTTGATTATAGACCCTAGTATTTTGCTAAATATATGTGGGGGTTGTTTATATATATACATGTGTGGCGCATTTTTGCGTGTGCATGTGCGGATTATGCGACCAAACCACCTAATTTTTGCAAAGGAAACCTAATTAGACCTCTGTAGTAGTAACGAAGTGTTACTACAGAGGGATAATTAGTAGTTAATTGTTGAGGATTGCTGCTGATTTCATCCAGAGGATGTAGAGAATGCAACTTTCTACTACTTCGTAGTAACTTAACAAACTGGCTCAAGTCTTTGACTTGTAAGGGTTTTTCACTGCTATGCAGT